GGTTCAATATATAGCAAAAACATTTAAAACAACATATGATGATGCAAAGAGAAGAGTGAAAGATAGTTCTAAAGCTCAAGATACTTTAGAAAAAATTAGAAAAGAAACAAAAGAAGGACATAAAATTTTTAGTTCAATGCATGGTCTTTTAAAGAAAGGTTTTAGTGGTCTGGGTAGTTCTTTATTGTGGATTCTTACCACAGGAATTAGTATGTTAAGTAAATTATTATGGAATGCTATAATGTCTATTAAAGATATTATTATGGGTATCATTACGGGAAAATCTATTGGAACAAGACTAAGTGAAAGATGGGAAGATGTTGATTATGATTTAAGAAAGAAAAAGAAAATGGAAGGTCATGAAAGAGCAGGATATGAACACGAAAGAAAAATGGGACGTCAAGAAAAGCAACGAGGAGTAGAGCAAGGTGGTAAAAAACCATGGTATAGAAAAGCTGGAAGATGGGGAGCAGGAAAAGCAGGAGGTGGTCTAAAAACTGCTGGTAAATTTTTAGGAAAGGGTGTACTTAAAGCATCTGGAATGTTGTCTCTTGCTGGCGGTGTTTGGGATGCAATTACTGGACCTCCAAAAGAATGGGGTGCTGGCCCAGTTGCTGGTAGGGTAGGAATATTTCTAGGTGGCGAAAGTTCAGGTCTATCTGGGGCCGTTATGCAAGGTCTTCAAGGAGCTGCTATTGGTGGAATGGTTGGAGGACCTGTTGGTGCTGCAATAGGAGCTATTATTGGAGGTGGATTAGGTTTCATAGGTGGAGAAAAAATCTCTAAATGGTTAAGCGGAGTAGGTGATAATACAGAAAAGATAAAAGACATAGCAGAAGAATCTGCAGAATCTCAAGAAGAAAAACTTAAAAAGATACAAGAAGAAGAAAAAGGAAAACGAAAAGAATTAGGAACACCTTGGTCAGAATTACAGCAAGCTCAATTTAAAGGAAAATCTCCTCAAGAACAAATGATGCAAATAGCATCTTTAGGCGGAACAGCTGGTCAGTATGAAAATGGTGAATTAACAAAAGTAAAAATAGGTGATAAATGGTATAATGTTCCTGAACTAACAAAAACTAATGATGGATTGAAAGATATTGCTCTTGGGTCTGGAATAACATCTAAAAATTTATTAGAACAACAACACAATGAACAAATTGCTCTTCTAGATGCTCAAAATTACGCAAATACAGAAGTTGCAAAAGTTCTAGTTGAGACATTAGAAGATGCAACTCAAAAAATGGGAAATGATACAAATATAAATAATAATACAACAAATTCAATTGCAAATAGTTCAAATAATACAAGAACTGCAGTTTCAAATAGTTCAAATGTTGTCTCAAATAGAGCAGGTGGTGGAGGTGGTGGAGGTGGTGGTGGTGGAGGTACAGCATCTTCAGCCAATGCCGATGTAAGATGGCTTCAAAAATGTGATGTAGCTTAAAGGAGGTAGAATGGATTTTTTAAATAATACAATTGGTTATCCACCACGATCTCACGTTAGTGATGCAGAAATAATTAATAGCATGCCAGTGGTTGAAGTAACACCATCTAAACCATATTTTGAAAGTGGGTTAACATTATTCGCAGTCTTTCCTGATTGGGAAAGATATGAAAAAATTTTACGAAACCAAGATAGTTCATTTTCTATCCCTAGCAAACCATTACGATTTGCATATATCGCTGATAGTTTTCCAAGTGATTCATTTACTAATGAATATGGAGAAACGTTCTTACAAAAGATGACAGATGTTGCTTCACAAGGAATTGGGGATTTAGTTCAAATTACAGGAAGTAAGGATATATTTGAAGCTGTTGGAAAAACTGGAAAAAGTTTATCGGAATTTGGAGAATCTGTTGGTGGAGTGGCAGGAGAACTAGCGAAACAAGGTGGCGGTATGGCTATGTCTGGCGCAAGTTCAATGAAGAATTATATTTCAAAAATGGAACAAAGTGATAATAGTCTACGAAAAGCAATTGGTGGAGGTTTGGCTGTTGCTCATGGTTTAGCATCTAATCATAGAATAGATTTTCCAATGGTATGGAGAAATAGTTCTTTTACTCCAGCATATTCATTAACAGTAAGATTATGGAATCCAAATCCATCAAATCCTGAGTCATTAGTGAAATATATTATTTATCCATTAGCAGTAATTTTATGTTTAGTTTTACCAACTACAGAAAATGGTTTCTCATTTAGTTATCCATTTTTTCATACAGTAGTTTCAAAAGGACTTTTTTCTCTCGATCCTGCTGTTATAACAAATGTTACGGTTTCAAAGGGTAGTGATCAACAACAAATTTCTCATAATCAACAATTAGGAATGGTTGATGTTAGAATTGATTTTGCTGGATTATTTACAAGTATGGTTCTAGAAGAAAAAGGTAGAGTCCCCGGTGAAAGACCAACACTCAAAAGATATCTGGATAATTTACGAGGAACAAAATATAATACAACTAAAAGAAAATTATTTAGTCAGTTATCAGCAGTTCAATCAGGTATTTCACAAATAGTAGAACTAGAAGCAGATGCATTTACTAACAAACAAATGGGAGTAACAGAGGAAAAACCATCTCCTGACGTATATAAAGCAAGAGTTGAGTCTAAGAAAGTAACAACAGAAGCTAAATTAATTAAAAAACCTGCTACCGAACAAGTTTATCCTGATATTAGTAACTTTTATGATGTATAAAGGTTATAATTTTGAAGATTCAATAGTTATAAATGAAAAATTGGTCAGTGGAGATAAGCTAACGTCTCTTCATGGAATCATAGAAGAAGTTAATGTTTCTCCAAGTGATAGAGTATTAGAAGTTGCTGATCCAGACTATGGACATTTTTCAACGTTCGGTTAACATACTGAGTTTCTAAATACTATAGTTATATAGTATGCTAAATATAGATTGATTAAGAATTGAGTTTGAGGGGTAAGTTTTTCATACGTACTTTTATATCTCTTTCTACTAAGAATATCTATAAGCAAAATATTAATTTGTTGTTTGAAAAATAATCTAGATCTAGTTCTTTTTACTGACATTAATGTTCTTACATAATCGTAAAAATCTTTTCCGCATAATTGGTTAGAAGCAGTCAAACTTTTAACATATAATTTCAAAATAATTCTTAGATTATCAATATATTTAGTATCGCCAAGACCACTAGCAATAATTGTAGCAACTGAACTATTTATTTTACTAAATTCTCTTGCTTCCTCTTGAGCTTTAATATCAACAGTTTTATATACTGCAATTTTTTTAATAATATTTTCTATTTGTTTGCTAACCTTTTCTGTTACTTCTTTTTGATATGAATTTTCTTCATCTTCTGTAGGTTCTAAAGTAGGTTTGAAACCAGAACCTTCTTTCATTGATTGATAATATGCTTTTAAGAAACTTCTAGTACTTTGAGCTACTCTATGTCTACTCCCACTAATAAACTTTGCCATTCCATCTAAATCATTTTTTTCTATAACTTCAGTCCATTGCCTTATACCTTCCATAGCTAAATAATATAAAGCATTTCCAATTGTTCCTTCTCTAATAAATAGATGATTTTTAGTAAGAATTTCAAGAGCATATTTAAAAGAGTCTGAAATACAATAATCTAGATTCTGGAATAAATAGTTAGTATAATTTCGTATGTAATGAAATAACATCATATTTTTATATGCTGCAATATCTCTCTTTTTTAAGAAATATTGCATAAGAAAAATATAAAAGTTAGTAATCGGATCAACAATAATATGAAGATTATATTTTTGATATATTGTTCCTTTCCATTTTCTCTTAGTAAATTCCCTCATATCTGATTCATTCAAACCACATAAACTTAAAAACTCATGATATTTCTTTTTAAGCTCAGGATAGAAACAAGGTTCTGCCAACGAACTTAAATTATATGCGACACTTCTATTAAGCTCATGCTTTAATGTTTGATAATCAATCTTTGCTTTTTTAAGTAATTCTTCCATAATTTATATCACCTTAACAGTTATATTATCCTCGGTAAAAAATACATACTCTGGACCATATCGTAATAACTGCTCTTGTGTTAAAGTTTTTAACTCAAATTTAAAGAATATGCTTGTTTCTGGTTTTCTAACTCTACAATGACTAACTCCATCAATATTATGGATCACGTCAATTATTTCAGATCTATAAAGTTCAGAGTTAGTACCAAACCTATTTTTGAAAGCAGAATATAATGTTGAACGTACTGTAGTAACCATATCAGATAAGGTTCCACTAAATGTAGGTTCTCTAAACACTTCAACTTCAATATCAAGCGGAATTGTATAATTAGGAATAGTAATCCATCCTCTTTCTGAATAAATATATTTCTCAGTCAAATTAGTTACGTAAACAATTGTATCAATAGATGGTTGTTCATAATAGAAAGACACATTAGTTGCATCAATGCATCGTATTATAGCATCTTGATTATCACCTTGAGCAGTATAAATATATCTGTCACCAACTGAAGGCGAAACTGGTAAAGTATTTATTATATCTATAACATCACTTCTAGTTGCTGGATTGTATTTAATATTTTCTAAAATTCCATGAGTATTTGTAAATTTTATATTCGTAAAATCTGTTAGCATTCGTCTATCAGATAAATCCATTTGTGTAACAATACTTTGCAAAATAATCAATTCAAATTGACGTTTATCAATACCGTCGTAATACTCTTTTTCTATTACAGGAATATCATATACAATTAATGATGTTCCATCCCCAAGTACATTTGAACGCATAAATGTATCTAACGTTCTTGTAAATGTAAAATTATTTCTATATTTTGATACAGGATCTCCACTTGGATTATATATTGTAAATTCAGCTATTTGCTCATCTGATGGAATATCTGTATATGGACTAAACGAATAAATAAAGTAACTACTTGTTCCATCATTAATATTTGTCATGTTTTTGATAGAACCACTAGATTCAATTACCATTTCACATGTACAAAGAGAGGCATCTACTTCTGTAGATTTATACTGTAATTTAAATTTTCCATCTACACCTGATTTATAAATTATAAGACTATCAGCATAAATATCATAAGTTGATGCGTAACTTGTTTCTAATGCAGGAATTAATGAAATTTCATAAATTATGTATTTATAGTAAGCAACAGAATTTAATTCCTCAATAGTTAGATCAAATATTGTATAATATTCATAATCTCCTAATGATATAATAGTTCCTCTTGGAATACTTAGTGTACCTGCTGGTACATTTACATATATATTTCTCATAGGAACTAGATTATCTACTTCTTCTGTTGAGGCACCATAAAGAATTCCGCTAAATAATTCAATTTCATTAACTTGAAGATCAGATCTTTTCAATACAGGTAAAGAATTTTGAGCTAATGGTAAAGGAGGAATTACTAAGTTAATATTTTTATAGTCATTTTCCGTTACTAATCTTTCTAAAGTAGTAATTGATTTTATAGAATTCGATCTAACTTCTTCTAATGATTCTTCATCTTCTCCATCAAAAGCAGGAGTTGTATTTATTACTTCATAATTAACTACTTGCCTTACACCCGCGAACGTTGTTAGATAAATTCTTTCACCAGTTCTGATAGAACCAGCAATAACATTACCCTCTGAACCTTTTGTAATATAAGATGTTACTCTAACTGTGGATCCTGGAGCTGGTTGAACCCCAATTAAATCATTACCAAATGTTAATCTTCTTCCAGTATCAGTACGTCTTGAAACAAATCCTTTATCGGTTGTTGACATTAAATATAAACTTTGAAATTCGTCCCATATAGTATATCCAGGATCTCCTGGTTCTTGAATTTCAACTACAATACTTGATACCTGTCCATCAACTGGAACGTCAAGAATTACAAATTGATATTCTCTAGTATCGCTATCAATTTGAAATTCTTGAATAGTGCTACCTTGCTGTCTTAATGGAAGAGCAAAACTAAAACTCTCTCCATCTGTAGCAATATCTACAGGTAGATTAAATCTTCTATTTGCTTCCTGATAAAGAACTGTAACATTTGCATTATTGGTTACAGTAATAGTAGTTGTATAATATGTTTTAAAATCTATTTCATTATCAGCTGAAAATGTAAAACCTTCTGGAATTGTAAATACTGCCGAAGGATCATCAAAACCAAATGGTACTGTTATTAATACGTTTACAACAGAAGCTATTGCTTCTACTGTATTATATCCTAAAAAGGCAGCTAAATTCAAAATTGATTCTGGTAGTTGGGCTTTTGTTAAGAAAAATTCACGATACGTTGATAATTGATAGAATAGTAAGTTTCCTGTTAACGTAGAAACTATATCAATTAAAAAAGTTAAAAATGATGATTTCGTAAGATCTACATTTTCTAACTCTAAATAAGTTTTAACTTCTTCGGAAATTTGTCTTCTAATAGACTCACGTGATAGGTATATCTGACTAGATAATTGTGTGTCTGCCATCCTTTATATCCTTTTATATATAGTAAAATCCAGATCTTTCATCAAATAAAGCTTTTAAATCACATCGTAACTCTTCATTCTTTGAAAGTAGTTTAGCCATAAATTGTGAATCTTCTAAAGTATGAATTTTCTTGTCATAATCAACATATGTATATGAGTTAGTTACATGAGCTTCATATTCTGGAAACGGTCTTGATGCTGTTTCTATTCTTAATTTCCAAAATCTTCTATCTGTATTTGGCAAGATCTCAACACCAGTAACTCTAAATGCTGGGTAAATATCATTAACTGGTCTCATATATGATTGCTCTAATTTTAAAACATCATGAGGGTATGGAACAATTCCATATACACTTGGAATAACGCAACTGCTTTCATTAAGTTTAATATAACCAGTATCTTGGGCATCAAAAACTGTAGAATATTCTTCAATAAAAAATACTGGAAGTAATAAAATTCTATTTCTAGCTAAACCCGTAGAATACTCACCAGTCCACTCATATGGACCACCAACTAATTTTTCATCTTCCCAATTGATATTTGTCATATCAAAATTTAAATAGGTAATTAGAAACGGAACAGCGTTTGTACTATAAAAATCATATAATAGACTTTGATATTCATGAATATAATAATAAAGTCGTTCATATTTTTGCATTATTGTTGTCCCTGAGCTTTTTGTTGTTCCTCTCTTTTCTTCTCCTCTTCTTTTCTCTTTAATTCTTCAAATCTTTGTTTTTCACCAGCTAAAGCTGTTTCATACTTGATTTTAAATTCTACCTCATCTTGTTTCCATTTTTCTAATAATTTAAAAACCTTCTTATAACATTTCTTTGGTTTTTCATCTCTTACACATTTCTTAACATTCATTTCCAAAATTTGAACAGCTTTCTTGCAAGAGTTATATCTACATTGTGCATAGCATAAGTCATGAGAATATTTTCGTTGTTGAATACATAATCTTAAACATTTATCAGTAAGTTTTCTAAAAATATATAGTACAACTAGAGTTAATCCTGGTATTGGTATTGGTAGAGAAGCGGCAGCTAAAACAAGTTCAATAGCATTATTCCAATTAGATGATTTTGTTGGGTCTTTTTCGTCTGCTTTTGCTATATCTGGATCTACTCTAAATTGTTGTTCCTTTACATTCTTTATTGCTTCATACAATAGCAACTGATCTTTAAAAACTAAAGATTTTCTAATGAAGGAATCTTCTTCTATTATTTTTAAAATCTTCTTTTTACTTAAACCTAGACTCTCTATCAGTCTGGTTGCATAAATATCTAAATCTGTTTTCTCTCCAAGACCAGCTTCTGCTTGTCTTAATTTTACGGTAAGTTCTTGAAATCTTCTTGCCCATGTAATATATATTTTTTGTAATTTTTGGCCACATTTTTGAGGATTAGGAAATTCATTACATCTGGTAATTTCGCCCCTTAATTCAGCTATAATCTTTCTAGTGGCCGCATGTTGACATCTTAATTTACAAATCTTTTTTTGTCTACTAAGAGGAAATTTTGTTATACATGATTGTTCACATGGGTCGCTTGCTTTTCTAAATATATATAAAGCAAACATTGGGCCAGTAAGACCAAAACCAGAAATCATAGAAACTATACCAGCTAAACCATATTTTAAATATCTTTTAAACTTACCCTCAAAAGCTTTTATATCTTCACTTAATACAGAACATACATCCTCATACTTAATATTTACAACGAACTCTAATAACTCATTATGTTCTTTGAAAGTCAGTTTTTCATATAATAAAGGACTATCAAGAACAATATCGGTCAAGAAATCCCTTGACGCTTCTGTAATAAGTTGTTTAGTTAACTCATCCATAATTCAAGTCTCCATCAAGTAGTTGAATCAAAAAATTTAAAGTATACAGATTCATCAATTACAACCGAGAGTTTGGCAGGTTTATCTTTATATGTAGCTGAAATATTAACGGTAAATGTTTTAGAATTATTACCAAATAAAACCTCAACATTTGTAATAGAAGCTCGGTCATCATATCTGGTCAACTTATCATATACCTCTTGTTTTATTTTTTCAATAGTCACCTCATCGGCTGGTTCGAAAACCATTTTATAGAGATCACTACCATAAGCAGGATCCCAAAGGTATGATCTAGTAGGAGTAACCAAAATATTTGTCCATGAATTTAAAATAGTTTCCATATCAGTAACTCGTTTAAAATCTCCACTAACACCAACTTTTGGCAAATAGTCCGCAATTTTTCCTCTTGCTCCTACTACAGCTGTATTGAATCTATCTAATAGATTTGCCATGTTTTCCTTTTTTTAGTGAAGCTTCTTCAAACTTTTTATTTTTTTCTTCCTCTAATTTTGTTTTCCACTTTAAGTAGTCAATCATTCTTTTATACGGCATTAGCATTGTATCACTGTAAGATTGTCTACTAAGTTCCATACAGATATAGATATCTTCAGCAAAATGAGTTCGAAATTTATCTACTTCATCTGGCTGAATACAGTGAACGAAAAAAGCTTTCCACTAAGTCAATGTCAAAAATTTCATCTTTACCACAAAATTGGCAATAGCTTTTCATTTTTAAA